CTGGTATGTGGATCAAGTCGATGATGCCATGCACAAAGTGGTATTGCTGGGGCCAAGGAACGCTTGCTTCCGTACCGGCGCACGTGGTGAATTTCAACGGGCGAATCGGCAATGTTGTCAATTCCTCTGCTTTGAATTTGTCGGCATAAGATACACCCAAGTCGTGCCAGCTTTGCATAATGTTCCCGTTCTGATTTAGTCATCTAACCAATGTTTTTCTTTTTTATCAGGTTTAATTAAAGCAGATTGTGGAACAAAGAACGCTGGACGGCCACCAACTGGATCACGCCAATATTGTTGTTGTTTGCCATCTTTGCCATAAATATACCCATGAATTGTGTATTTTCCATTCACACCGGTTAATAGCCAATAACGTTTATTGTCTTTATCGGCTGGGTGCAATAACAAACTGCCGTTTTCATACGTTGTAACCCTTACTTCTTCATCCTTTAAGTCATCCCCACCAGCTTCGCCTACGCCTTCCCAATGCACGTTTAAATGCTTTGCTAGGGCATATTCTGACAATGCGCCTTCTATCTGTTCACCCCATACGGTTGATACATCTTTTCCGTACATAGGCCTGGCATTGCGTTTAAGAAATTGTAAGTGTCTTACGCCGCCAGCATATACGCCCATCATAATTTGTGGGTAATCTAGCTCAATCTGTATAGGCATTAAACATTCCTTTAGCAATATCTTCTAATTGTTGGGAAACGTCTGTAATGTCTATGGTTATTTCATATGCTTTTTGAAAATCACCTTTGATAGTAGCGGTATGAAAATCTATCATTAATTTATGCAATGCAAAGTATGGCGTTGAAAAATCAATCATTTGGTTAGTCTTTCAAGGTTACGGTTACTGGCTTCTTGGGTTCTCCACGCTTCAAACCGTAGCTTGGCACTTTCTAGCCTAAACTTCCACATTTCTGTTTTGTACGTTGCCGCACCAATGGCTTTGCATAAATCTTGATATTCTTGGCTGGCGTAAGCTTCACGTTCCTGGGCACCCAAACTTTGTTCGTTTGACTTTTTCATCATGATTGAACGCAATGAATGGCGATAAGCTTCCAACTCTGCCAACTCACCCTTGGCCTTGGCGTATTCAGGGGCAAATTCGTATAGGTAATCTACACAATCATTGGGATCAACTACCCGTGTTTCAGCTTTCATTTTTCCATCCAAAATTTAATTAAGACGTGAAGAATAACGCCCCATACAAACACGCCAGTAATTAAAAGCAATAAAACAATTAATTCAATCATCGCCAATCTCCCCAGGCACCACGGTTGCCTTTTTTCCATTGATCATAAAAACTTCTTGCAAGTAATTCGCGGCGGCTATCAAATTTAGGATTAAGAAAATAATTCCTAAAACCGGTAAGCCCAAACTTGGTTCGGTAAACAAGTAACTGTCTAACTTCACATTCATACCGCCAGCTTTCCAATTTGCTGGGCAATTCGTTGGCGGTACTGTCCCATAGATTCCCCGGCGTAAGCATTTAGTCCTAGTTCTCGGCCCTTGGCCAAAGTAAGTTCATCATTACTATACCAAGGTAATGAAGGGCGCTTTACTTCTTTAGGTGTCATATCCAGTTCATCTTCCCACCGGCCTTGGTTAAGCCACGTGGTTGCATGGCATATGAAATCCATTTCAGTACCCTTTAGTTTCCAATAGGCTACGTGTTGTTCTATGGCTTCTACGGCCTGGGCTTGTTCATCGCTAGTCAGCCGGTTAAATGCCCCCAAAGCTGCACGTTTAGCTACCTTCCTAGGGTAATGTTTCCAAAAGGTTTCAAACATTATTTCCCCATTGGCTGGCCATTGCATCGGCTATGCCTTGATAAGTTGTGCTTCTTAATTTCCAACGGTCAGGGCTGGGGCCTAATTTATGCAAACGTTGCTCACGTCCTTCGACAATGTTTGTTGGTTGTAGTTCCGGCAAACCTTTTAACCATAAGCAAGTAGCTTTAGTTTCACCGTGTCCAAACATCCAAGGTTGAATAACTTGATTTTGCCGCCTACCAATAATTTCTACGGCATATTTGTGCATTATTGGGTTTTCAATTGCAAATTTAGGAATGTTGCTATCTAACAACATTTTAAAAAAATTAGCACCATCTTTCATTTTGTCCCAACGGCCTTCTTGCTTATAAAGCCATGAAACGCCTGAATTACATAGATAAGTGCATGGTGGGTGGGCTACCATCAAATCCCAGCCATCATTAATAATGTCAAAAATATCGCCTTGGTAATGCGGTCCTTCGGCATCAGAAGGCAATAAATCGCAACTCATAGCATCATGGCCCAATTTAATAAAAGCATCACGTACACGCCCCGAATATTCACAAGCTACTAAAACTTTCATTGTTAACCCTTTTTTATTCACTAACTTATGTTAGTACAACTATCTTACTAAAGATTACTTTACTTGTATATGTTTATTACTAGGTATTTATACTTATTCCCGTTTGGAGGACGAACCTAGCCCACCTGGTTCGCCTTCAACTGTTTTCCCTATATGGAGCCACAGAACCCGACAGTCGTTCAAGGAGTAGGCACTATCTTCGCCACCTACTTCGCGCTATTGCATCCTTTGATCCCCCAGTAACGCTTCTATCCTGACCGCTGGTGGTGGTGAATCCCCAATCAGAACGATTGCGAATAGGAAACAAAAAACCCCTTAATGGATAGACTGTGTGGAAACTAAACTAATTAAATGGTTCTCAAGTGCATTTAATTAATTCAGAACAATCTACCCGTTAAGGGGTTCTAACTTTAGCGGTTTCCACATCGCAATAAGTTAACTATACCATAAAACTAAACCGTGCTTAACTCCGGCCAAATTAAAGCCCAGGTATCAGGAAAAAGGTCTTTTCTTGACACTAAACCGTGGCTTTCACGTTCAATTGTTGCCGCTATTAGCATCAATGGTGCGGCTGGTATTGCGTTGTTGTTGCGCCATTGACACACCGCTTGGACCGTTACGCCACATAGCTTTGCTACCTTTGCTGGCTTGCCCAATAGGTCAATCATTTGTGCATCAGTCATTTATTTTTCCTTTTTTACTAAATATTACTTTACAACAACTAAATTTTACTTTACATTTGTCAGTACGGCAATGTTGCCGTGATAGATAAGGAGAAATAAACATGGTTGATGAATTAAGCCAATTGATGTTGGAACATGAAGAAATGCTTGAAAAAGCATTAGATGACATGGAATTTAGTAATGAGTTTTTAACCCAGCAACAAGTTGATTGCATACGTCAAGCTTGTGGCAAACCACGAAATAGCCACGTTAACCCATTGTTACGTGACGTGATTAATGATTTTGGAAATATTTTTGGAAATGGAAAATAAAATGATTATTGCAAAACAAAGTAGCAACATTAGTTCAGATTTTAAATTGCCACCAGCTGGTAGTTTTCTTGCCAAGCTTTATCGCATTATTGATATAGGCACCCAAACCACCGAATGGATGGGTAAGAAAAAGATGCAACGCAAAATCATCACTATGTTTGAATTGCATGGTGAAGATAACGATGGCCAGCCATTGCAAACCGCAGAAGGCAAACCGCTAATTGTATCTAAACGCTATACGTTATCGCTGGACGAAAAAGCCACGTTGCGTAAGGATTTAGAAGCCTGGCGTGGCAAGGCATTTACCCAAGAAGAACTAGATGGATTTAACCTAGAAGTCTTACTGGGCAAGTGTTGCATGGTATCTATTACCCATTCAACATACGATGGTAAAGAGTACGCCAACATTGCTGGCATTAGTCAAATACCAGCCGCATTAAAAAAATTGGGCGAACCAGTTGGCGTTAACGAACCCATGATTTTTACCCTTGATCCATTTGATCAAGATAAATTTAGTAAGTTGTCAGAAGGTATGCAAGGCGTTATCAAAAAATCTGCCGAATACCGTAATACGTTTGAACCTAATTCGCCACCGGTCAGTTCTGCACCGTCAGAATTGATTGATGACGATATTCCATTCTAGGGGGCAATATGAAGCCAATGATTAAGTTTATGGTTTGTGATTACTACACCTTGAAAACAGTTCAAGAAATAGGCCACGATGAAGAAACTGAAATCATTGGTTTCAGTTATGAAGCATTGTCCAACTTTACCAAAGCTTTAATTACTGAAGCGGCTTGTATGGTAAAGGACCCTGAAGATAGAAGTTTAATTTTAAAAACATTAGGTGAATAAATGAAATGTATTGACTGTAAATGGTATGCCGGTCAAGTTAATGATCAATACGGCGTATGCAAACGTTACCCACCAATAGCAAACAAAAGTCAAAACGATTGGTGTGGTGAATTTGCCAGCAAAATTGTTGTAATTACGCCAGTTCAAAAAGAACCAGCACGTGAATATGAAATTCAATTTGAAGCACCAAAACGTGGAAGAAAACCTAAACAATGATAATTAAAGAACGTCAATCGGAAGGGGGGCATTGGTATGATCGTGAAGGAAATAGTGCCTATTCAATTATCGGCAAAAACGGCCAGTTACGGCCAACAACGCTACGGGATGCAAGAACGCTTAATCTTTGCCCTAGCGTTACGACAATCCTTGGAGTTGCGGCAAAGCCAGGCCTTGATACATGGAAACAACAACAAGTCTTGTTAAGCGCTTTAACCCTTCCTAGGGAAACTGGGGAACCGGAACAATCTTGGCTTGAACGGGTAATGATGGATTCCAAGCAAACTGGCCGAGTAGCCGCTGATCGCGGAACTTCTATTCATGCCATTATTCAATCGTTTTTTGAAGGCGCTTTAATCCCTGAACATATGCCAATTTGCCGGCCAGTTGAAGAAGCCATTAAAACGCATTTTGGGGAACTTTTACTATTGCCGGAACTATCCTTTGCCCATCCCCTTGGATACGGCGGTAAGGCCGATTTAATAGCTAAATCAAGGCATGATTTTGATGGCGTAGTTATTGACATTAAAACCAAGGAAACAGAAGATATTTCCAAAGCTGAAATTTATGCAGAGCATGGGATGCAATTAGCGGCGTACCGAATGGGGTTTAAGATGCCCAAAGCCCGTTGTGCCAATGTATTTGTAGGTTATAAGATGGTCAATGGCCTTACCCAGTTCACCGGCGTTAAGGTTGTGGAACATGAAGCGGATGATTTAGACCGCTATTGGCTTATGTTTACCAAGTTGTTGGAATTTTGGCAGTTGAAAAATAACCACAAATAGCTTTACAACTAAAGTAATCTTTAGTAAATTAACCAATACCGCAATGTTGCGGTGATAAATAAAGGAAATAGTCATGAACAAAGAAGAACAACAAGCAGAAGCATTTTGGGCTTACCAGGCTAAACAAGAAAACCTACAACGCATGGCCGATAAGGGTTGGGGAGATCGTGAAGAATATAACAAGCTTCTTGTTTGGGAAGATAAACAACGCAAAATCAAAAAGTTTAAAAAAATAGCCAATGAAGTGTTTACTGGCTTAATGTTTATTGGTTTTGTGGTTTTTGTGGTTTTTTTAACACAAGGATAAATATGAACCGATACTTCCCAACTTCTTACACCGATATAACCATTAGATGGCGGCAATTAGGCTGGGTGCCACCATCCGCACTTCAGCAATACCAAGATAAATGGAAGTATTACAAAAGCAAATAATTACTTGGGGTGGGCCTTGTTCATAGGCTTACCCTCATGCTTTTTAAGTTCACGCTTTAATTCAAACAATCCACTACGCATTTGAATCATTTGCTTGTTTTCTTTTTTTTGCATTGCTTTTGATTCAACTTCTTCTTTTTTTTCGTTGTGCATTTTATGCTCCTAGTGCTTTAAGTGCTTCGTTCATTTTGGTTTTACGGTCATCTAAACCAATTAAACCACCATTAATACGTTTAGTCATTACTTCAAAAGCATCTTTAGTGCCTTCATCAGCCAAGGCGTTTAACCCTTTTTTATTCCAAAACCAGCCAGCCGATAACACGGCGTAACGGGGTTCTTCTAAAAGTTGGGGGTTAGCTATCAGGTCAATGCCTAAAGCTTCGCCACAATGCGTATAGTTCTCTTTACCAGTAATTTGAATCAATCCACGGCCTATAAACTTGGCGGCATCTTCCGGGGTTTCATTTCCCATGCGGCCAACGTAAACTTTACTGGCTATCTTTTCAGG